AACATTAAACTTAACTGTTATATTAGGTTCTTTGAGTTCATATTTTTCCCAAAGCTTTAACAACTTAAGATGGGTGATAAATGCACGTTTAATACCTGCTGCAAATCTTTGCTGCATTCTAATAACAAAACGAGCAAATTTTAATTCTTCTCTAAGAATTTCATTACCATCTCTAAATGCATCTTGTGGGTCTAAACGAGTTGTTGGTACTTTCAATGAGCGATACAGCTTTTTAATAAAGTACATCAAATCAGATAACTCACCCAAATTAGCACCACCTGGTAATTGTGTTACTGTTGTACCTTCTGATCCTTGGCGTTTAGCAAACCAAAAAGCATCAAGCATCGATTGTGGGTTGAATTTATTTACCACATCATTTTGATCAACGTCGAATGTTTTTGATGACCAATAATTTTGAATCAATTTACGTAAATATGATTCTGCTTTTGGAGGTGGCATATTACCCACATCAACATTGAACACCAAACGTTCAGGTGCACGAACCATGCGGTAAATAATTATAGCATCTTCAATAAGTGATAACTGTCTATATGATCTACGAGCGTTTTCCAAAATAGGGAGAACAAACGTTCTTTGATCATCATATATACCTGAATTAATATACACAATCTGATTTTCATCCATTGGTATAAACTCATACTTTTCAATTTTCGTAGGATTATCTTTTGCAAAAATAGGCTTTTTATACAAATAACCTTTGATCATTAAATTTTGTATATTATTATATACTGGATCACACAATTCAGGGGGTATATTAACAAATCCGAGAATACCTCTATCTGAAAAATCTTTATGGATAATATTTTCAAAATAGAGTTCACCTTCAACTAAAAATTGGCGTACATATGACCAACCTTTGTTTTCCAAGTCTAGATATTCTACAAGTTTTTTAAATTCTTTTTGAAGATCTTGTTGTTGGAAATCACTAAGCTTTACATCTCTTGTTTGTAATTTTACAACATCTCCATTTTCATCAATATTGATAAATTCATCGCAAATTTCATCTAATGCGTCTGCCACATCAGAATAGGCAGCCATTACTCGATAATCACGTAATCTACCACCTTTATCTTGGTTTACATTCGCATATAATGTGCGAGCTAACGAATTATCAAAACTAAAAGCACCAGCTGAATTTTGATCCGGTGAACTAATAGCTACAGAATTGTTTGCGAGAGCTTCAGCTCGTCTTGCACCATTTTTTTGGAAGATTTTATATTTTGGATTTTTTTCCTCAATATTATTTACCTCTTGATATGTATATGGTAGTCTTTGCGAGATGTAAGACATGAGTCCACGTCCAAATGTAGATGCCTTACCGGTGTCGTTTTGCTGAATTGCCATATTTATATTTATTTACTTCAATTCATCGTAAAAACAATATTTTGTGACTTTAATGAAGAATCCCACCCAACTTCATTTGCAGTTACAATCACAAAATCACCTGTTTGCTGCGTACTTGGTAACGAAAATGTTAATATACCATCTGTTAATACTTTATAATTTGTAACGTTTGATCCACTGACAACTCCTTGTTTTATGGTGCTTATTGATGTAAGATTTGGAAACAACGTAGGGTTATTTGAGCTCAAAAGTAAGTTTGTTAATGAGCTATACCACTCACCTTGTAAAGTAAATTCAACATTACTTAACTGATTTTTAATTGTAGTATTTTCAGTAATCGTGGTTTGTAGCCCAACATTTGATAACCCTGCATTTATTGAATAAATTTGAGGTATACCTGATATTGAAAAATAATCAGTCGTATAAAAATTACCACCACTAAGTGTAAAATAACTATTATAATCTAATGTTTCAATTGATCTAACTGGTGTGAACGAATAATCGACAACAAATATATTAGCTACTTCGTCAAACTGTTTAAACAACCAACCTTTAATTGTAAATGTAGTTTCAGCAACTACATTATATTTTGAACCACTTGTTAATTCTATAGGTGGTGTCAAATTAATGCTGCCATCCCAAAGTACTTCAGATCTAATTTCTGCGTCATAACCTAACCCTGCTTCAGGTGGTAATTTCCAAGATAGAATAATATATGGGTTATTATACGGTGCAAAGTTTGAAATTATTTGATCAATATCACTTTGAAACTTACCAATAATTGACATTGATACACCAATATTAATTGGTGTTGGTGTGTTCACCTTAGAGAAATTTTTACCTTTACGTTGATCATTTAACGGTAGATAGAATCCATCTAATTTGTTAAAAACACGAGTGTTATCTCTTGTAATGTTGGTTACATTAACTGCAACAACCGGTAAGGTGATATTATGCTGCTCATTTACAATGTCATATAATACTCGTTGTTTTGGGGCGAGTACATAGCGAACCTCTATATTAGACTTAACTACCCTATTGTTATCAAAACGTTTTACAATACAATCATCAAACGCAGCAAGAAATTGCGTCAACAGATCTTTTATTTCGAAATAGTAACTATAGTTTTTTATAACATTACCTCCTAGGTATTTTCGATATTATTTATTCATACAAATCTTTCGATAAAATATCTAGGTAAAATATTAACATTATTGCGTAAAGCGTCTAATACTGTAGCATCTAATATATATGTGACACAATGATCGTTAACAGATCTGATGCCACGACCACAAGCTTGCACCAACGAGCAAAGCATTTTATTTTGATACCATTGCTTATCACCATCAAATAAGGTCTTAATACGCTTATTAGTCAAAGGTAAAAATGGTGCTTTCACAATAATTTGAAATCTTGCTAAATCATCTTTTAAATCAATCCCATGTGTAAGCGACGGTGATACAAGTACTGTTGGATTATCTGATTCAAAATGTTCTTTAAGAATTTCATCGTTTTGCACTCCTTGATCACGAAATAAAAATCGACTACCAGTACATTGCTGTTTGATAGCTTTTGTAATTTCTAATGTATGGGTATGCACAATACCTTTATCACCACTATGAGATTCGCAAATCTTTTTTACCATTTCAGCAATTGTAGGTAATGTGGTTTTGATAGTATACGCATTCAATTTATGTTTAGTGTTAACGTAGATTGGTGCTTTTTTACTGTCAAATGTAGACTGCACATCAATAAACTTATAATTGTCTATACCTAGTGTCTTAGCAAAATTACGTTCATCGATAATGGTGGCAGACATTAAAATAATTTTTGTACCATAATCAAACAAATGCTTTGTAAGTTTATTAATTTTTAGAGGCGTAAATGTAATTAACTGATTCACCTTTTCAATAATATATTCACTATCATTCCAGGATGAAATTAAAAGCTGCAATTTATTATGCAAATTTTTCAATCCAATCATTTTCTTTTTCTCACCTTCCAAATATGTTGTGAGTTTTTCGTTATCTTTAATTGTACTGTCAATTTCTTTAATTCTTTCAAGTAATGCTAACGATAGTTGTTCAACTCCTCTATATGATTTAGCATAATCACTTGTTGAAATATTAGATGAATAAAAATCAACATCACATGTATCTAAAAAATCCGAATCAATAATACATGTGAATTCTTTTACAAGTTCATCTTCCAATTCAGATGCTTCATCACAAATAATATATTCACGTTTCTTGACATGTGAAGGAAGTGAAAAGAACATTTTATAGTTTAACGCTGCAAACTTATTAGTTAATGCTTCGTTTCGATCTCTATAATATGTGCAGAAATCTTTTCTCCAACATTCATCTTTTAGTTTCTTAATATGGACACATGGAGCTGTTTCAACTGAATAATTTTTATCAATCTCACAATAATAATTACTTTTACCTTTTAATAGTTTTGTGTCATCAAAAAACTGTTTGTATTGATCTTGTAATGTTTTGGTTACAGTGAGAGCAAAGCAACCTGATTCTGGTTCTGATAAACATTCTTCTTCATATTCATATCCCATTCCAGATTGTTTAAATGCGAGATACGATGTAATTAAATCACGGTATGTTGTTGTGCAACCCTCTGATGAATTAGCAATTGTTTTTGAAATAAATGATTTACCACTACCAGTAGGAGCTCTTACGATAACAAATTTATATCCATCAGTAAATGCTTGATCAATGGCATTGATAGCATTTGTTTGATTATGTGTTGGGTTAAAATTAGTAGGAAAGTTTTTAATTAGATTCACATATCTAATATAAAGTCTATCTAATTTAAGTCAACATGAATAAAAAGTTATCAAACATCTTGTTAGACGTCTTTTTATTAGTTGTTTTTAATTTATAAAATAATGGAGACGTATCACTATTACAAAAACTACTCAATGTATATTCAAATGCAATACTGTTTTCGTTTTCGTGAATTTTAAACGGGTAAGGTATTTCATAAACCTTTATTTCGTTATTAATATCAATATTAAACTTAATGAAAAATTGTTTTATTGAAAACAGTTTTAACTTACCTTTTTTAATAACTTTGTTGTTAAGTTTAAACGTTACTGTTTTAAGTAAGAATTTATTTAACTGTTGTTCGATGTTTTCTTTATTTCTCATGATGCCATAAACTGCAGTTTCTGAGCAGGTGTCATTGTATATAGTTCATTATTAAAATATTTCCAGAACTCATCCGTGGGTGGTATTGTACGAACAATAGTTACTGTTTCAGCCCAAATATTTCGAAAATCTTGCATTAATATATCCCACGCAATTACAAGTCCAGCTGCAGATGGATTATATTCAGGAGCATATACCGGTGCTCTATAACCAAGAGAAATCAAACCATTGTTTGAATTTAATAATGCACTATTTTTTGTACAGAGCATTCTACGTACCGGTGGTTTATTTTTCACAGGCACTTTTCTTACAAATCTTAAATCGACAACATTTGCAAGTAATAAATTATCTAATTCAGTTACTGACATCTGATGAAATTGGTTTGCAAATACCAAAAATACGCTGTTCATTTAAGAACATACCCTTTTTAAGCAAACCATAACCTTCAACTTCAATGTTTGCAACTGTAATACCTTTATCATTAGGGAAGATTACAATGTCACCAGGTTTGGTATATTTGACATTTGGACCAACAAGAATAACTTCTGCTTTTCTCCAAGCTGCTCGAACTGCACCAGCTTGAATGAATAATGATCCTCTTTTAATTAAATCTCCATCTTCAGCATCAAGATCAATATATTTGACTAGAATGATATCATCAAATATAAAAGATAGCTTATAATCTTGTAATCCAAAATCACCAGTGTTGGTATTTGAAAGGTCAATTACGCTTTTTTGAGTAGGTAAAATATCGATATCTGCAGGCATAATGATAGTTATATCACTTGCTCAACAAATCAACATACAAATTAAGTTCTCGCTCACTTATAAACTCTCGCTTTTTAGAGACAGCTTCTTCTTTTTCTTTTTTGACCTTTTTGATATAATTGATTCTTTTAAACTTTTGTTTAGGTAAAAAATTAAGATAAAAATTATACAATTCATTTTTATCATCAAAAAGATATTGCTTGTTTAAACAATTATTAACAAGCATGCATAATTCTTTACTATACATTGAGATCCATCTATTTAACATAAATGGACCTCCTAATGTATTTTCGTCTTCTAAATTGAGATCTATTCTTTTTTTCGAGAATAGAATACTATTTAAAATATCAAAGATGGACATTAATTGCTTCTTTTAATTTATCGTTTGTTGTGCGATACAAACTACTTGTAATATCTTGAATTGCTTTATTTGCAAGTACTGGTCCGCGATTATTAATTAGATTGATAATATCTTTTGCGTCAATTTTGATTGAAGATTCAAGACTTTTTTCACCAAATTCAATAGTTGTTTTGATTGTAATTGTGGTGTCGTTTTGTTTTGTAATAGTTGCCATAATGTTATTTACAATATGTTTTTGATTAAACAATCACTTTTGTTGTTGCAATGAACATATCTCGAGTCATATCATAAAACATTGATACAATATCTTGAATAAACTTATTGGTATTTGTTTCATCTAGTTCGGTGGAGAATGCAAAGCTTGGTGCACTTTTACCTGCTTTAATATTAATACCAGTATGACCAATTGCAATATTATCCTTACTATATGTGATACTCACACTAGCTTTTTTAACATTACCTTCTTCATCAACTCTTACCATAATATCATCACCTCTCACATTAATTGGTTTGTTAATGTAATTATATAGTGTATTACCAATATAACTATTAAACAGTCGTTGAAATGCTACTGCTCCAAGCGGATCTAAATTTGGAATTTCCCAACAAAAATTAATTGCTTGTTCGCTCATAATATAATCTTTTTCTAATGAATCTTCCAAATCAATAAGATTAAATGTAACAAACATCGGTGCAACGAAAGCAACAATATCACCTGTGGGTGAAGTATTTTTTCGAAAATATTTGTAAGCAAAACGACTGTGAATTAAGGATCCATCGTAGACAGGTTCAGAAATAATCATATATCTATAATGGACTATGTTTAACAGAAATCAACTATCTTTTAAATTCTGTTATTTTATATCCAACTTGTTCAATATAAGTTCTCAATTTACCTTGTTTTGATATCACCTCTTCACTTAAAATGATAGAATCAGTTAACTCTTCTGTTCTTTGCCAAATTGTAACGAAATCTCTCCACACATCACCACTTGGTTCTATGAAAAACATCTCTTCAACTTTACATGGGTAAATAGGTTCGTTGCCTATTTTTTTACAAGACCAATAAGCTAAAGCTTGACTTGCGTCTCTATAAAATCGCCAATTATCACCAGGAAACCCATGATATGGTCCATTAGATGGTGCATTCACGTATATATAACCTCCCAGTTTTGTAATTCTACACATCTCTCTAAAGGTCATCCAAAAACAAGGATCATGTTCAAAACATGATGTTGATATGACTAAATCTACAGAACCATCTTCTAACGGTAATGGTTCTCCTGGTTTAACAACTAGATCGACAGATTCATGTGGCTCGAGGTCAACACAAATAAACTTCATGTTTCTAGACTCGAAAAAAGATCTAAGCGACCCACATACACTTCTACCTCCAATATCAACGACGGTTAAATTATCACCACCGTATGTTTTGCTAAAACCTTCTCCTGATGCGCTACTAGTATTATGCATAAAATTATCTATAAAGTATTCCTAACCCAAAGTGATCTGTAATGTTGTGAAAATTTACGTTATATTTGTTTGATAGATCTTCACAAACGCGTTTCACATCAGGGAATGATTCAGTATCGTGTAATATTACAACATCACTATGATTAATAGACCATTCTGCACATTCATATGTTTCATTATAAAGATGTACAATGTCAATATGAATTAGATCGTATTTTTTATTATCAGTCTTAATAAAATCTCTATAATCAGCACGAACTAACTCAATATTAGTATCTTTAAATTTTTCTAAAACACTATTATAAAATTCATCTCCTTGCGCATGATTAATATGTGAATCACCAATAAATGCATCTACACCAGTAAACTTTTCAAACATTTGTGAAATGATATAAGAGCTATATCCTTTATCTACTCCAAACTCTAATGCGTGATTCTGTTTAATATTAAATGCTTTTATAATACCTGGTATATAATTTTCAAGTCCAGCCCAAGCTGTACCTACATCTAATATTTTACCTTGCCATTGTTCTTTAATTATTGTCATATTTATCTCTTGTGTAATTTGTAATATATAAGTCGCAGTTAGTTTGGTACATTGAAACGGGATTAACTTTATCTGTATCTAATAACCAAAACTCACAATACCAACGTTTATCATTTATTTTGCTACTTTGCGTTTCATCATATTTGTTTCTTGTTTTTATGTAATCACTATTAGCCCACCAAAAATTACCAGAGTAATGCTTCATTGGTTCATAAGAGAGATTTACACCACATGTATCATATTGTTTAAGTGCTTTAAAACACTTTTCATGTTTTTCAATACAAAAATATTCCATAAGATCGATCCAAGAATTTATATTATCATTATTAGGTCTAGTCACACCTTTACTATGAAGATATAATACTTTTGAATCGTTAGACTGGCAAAACTCCCACATTTTAATTAACGTGGATGTTTCACTAGTATCGTCTTCACCAATATATGTGGTTACTTTATTATATTGTGAAAAATGCTTTGCACTTTTTTCTTTTTCACTACCAACGCAAACGACAAATATATTGCAAGTTTTATCTAATAACCCTGACTCTTTAATTTTTGTATAGGTTTTATCAAAACGATCTTTATAATCGTTTACACATAACATGTGATAAAATATGTTTATATTATCCATTTGCCTTTAAATTATTAATAAAATTTTTAGCTATAGCTTCAGTGGTCATATTTAACATAAAGTGATCTTTAAATCTAGAGGCATACTGATCAAAATCAGGTAATTTGTTTTTGTTATATTCACATAATACTTCCAAAGCTAACGTTTTAGGAAAATTATTCATTGTTAAATCCGGACATTTATCAATATCTAAAAAGATAGGTATACAACCATTGCCTAATATTTCATAATGACGCAAGCAATCCCACCCAGCCTTTTTCATCGTAAATGCATATTTTGATTCACCATATCCGTTGTAATAATCTTTTTCATTTTTGTATATGTATGTTGAACGATCTCTCGGATCACATATTGCAAATTCGCGAGTTTTTACATTATCAAAATTAACTTTCGATGTAGGTAGCGCAAATGAAATTGGAAATAATCTATTATGATTAAAAACTAACTCTCGTTTAAAATACGGCACATGTAAATTAAAAGCTTGATGTATATTAGTTTCATCTTCACCATCAACAACAGCGACTTTATGTTTAGGGTAATACTCTAATACTTTTGAAATATCTGAACTACATCTCCAAATAGATCCATACACTACCAAATCGAAGTATCTATGTTTAATTTTTGATTGTATATCAGTTCTATCTATTTCTAAATTAGGTAATACTCTCGTAACGGTCATTCCCATTCCATATAATTTTTTAGCAGCATCTTCTGGATAGTTTGTATATATATGAGCTCGTTTGTTTATATCTACAACGTCTGCTCCAAATAACTCTCTCAACCCTATAAAAAGACAATCATCCTGGTAATCAACATGGTCACCTTTACTTACATACAAAATTTTCATTCTTATTAATTAGATTGATCGACTAAATCATCAACAGGTAGTCCTCGTTTGATTAATTGTTTAATCATATCCTTACTACACCTATCAAATTGATGCACAACGTGACTTTTAACTCCATTCATATTAATAAAAAATCCATTATCATCTACATTTTTATAAGCACATGATAACCCTATTGTATTAACATAACCATCTTCATTACCAGATAAATCAAAATCACCACCAACAAATTTTGAATAATGTACTGCAACGTTTAAATAACCCTGATCAAAATTGAAAGGATTATTTACTTCATTTAATACTACAGGTATTTTTGAAATATAATCATATATTGAATTACATACATCTATAATTTTATCTTTTGGACCATAAATCGTACCTGCATTGATAATTGGTAAATGTTTGATAGTTTGAAATGCTTTCGGATTTACATGATTGACTACAAATCTATTATATGGTTCATTTTCAATTATATCTGCTTCTTTAAAAAAAGTAAGTTTTTCAAGTTCAAAAATATTACCTTGAAACACAACATCTCTGACGTCTACCATAAAGACTTTATCACAGTCAATATTTTTAAGAATTTTACTAATATATTTAAAACGCTCTGTTATAATATAATATTTGTTAAACAGATACGTATCATCTACAACATACCACTCTATATCAGTCTTGTATTTTTTTATAAAATCGCTGTGCTTTTTAACATCCTCTTGATTGATAATGAGTAATATTTTATCTAAAATATTGAACTGTCTGAAAGATAAAACAAACCTTTCGATTGCAACAGGGTTAAAATTTGTGGCTACAGATACTATTAGATTTTTCATAATTTGAATTCTTTAAACAATTTGTATCCTCCCGACTTAAATGGTTCTTCTTTAAACCACTTATTCATAAAAATATCTCCTTGGGTATTCATATTATGGGGTGTATATGCACACCTACCGTTAGCAATACTATTACTACCACCAGATTCATGAGATACTTCCGCACCTGTATACACACCATGTAATAACCCTAAACGTTGCAAACTCATAATATAATCATTATCTTGATAGAAGAAAAAGAATCGTTCATCTAGATAGCCTATTTGTTTAAAAACGGATCGCCTGCAGATAAAAACACAACCAAACATATGTAGTGATGTTTCATATCCAAAATATATTTTATTATCCGATGGTAAATACATTTTAGTATGTCTATGCCACTTTCTATCAACCGGACATAAAGATTGAATATCTAAATTAGAGTCAAACTGCTCTACTAAATTTTCAATACAATTATCATGTATGATCAAATCGTTATTAGGACCCATCACAAATTCACCAGTGCACTTTTCTAAAGCTATATTATAGAATCTGTTATAGTTAAACTCTTCGTTAGGTATTATAAGTTCGACTTTATCACCAATGTATTGTCTATCAAATTGCTTATTTGATTCAACAACATAGATTTTGTTAATAAGAGATGACCTAAGATATGAATCAATGCATTTTTGGGTTTTATTATATGATGCATCATCCTTTGTTAGGGATAAAATTATAACATCGACAAGATTAGGAACAGTAGGTGTCATATAAACTTTTTTCTAAAGATTTGATTACATCATACTGATGTATAACATAAGGATTATATTTACCTAATCTAAAATTACCGTAAGTCATCTCTGTTACATTTAGATTACCTTGGTGCGCACAATTTAAAATTTCATTATTCTTTAAAATAGTATATTTTGTTTCATTAAAGTACACACACTTATTCAGAGACGCTTGATCAATATTTTGATAGTTACCAATCCTGCCGATAATTAATGCCATATCTTTGCACATTTCGTCGAGCAACTCTAAACAACATTCTTTATACCCTAGTATAGTACCTCCATTTAATATTTGTTTTTCTTTGAGCAAATTCGTAATATCCGGGTTATAACAAATATTAAGCCATGTAGTATTTGTAGAACAATTTTTGATAATTTGGTTTTCACTTGAAACGTATGCTGATTTTACATCATTAACAATATCAAATAAATTACAATTGCCGTTGAAATATACATCAGTAAAGTCACAAAAGTATATTTTTTCAGCTGTTGTATAGTGTTTGCAGTATAATCTAAAAAATATTACCTTGAGAGTGTAAGGAGATATATTCAAATTAACATTATGTTTGGTAGCTAACTCTTTACCATTAATAATATTGATTCCTTCTTTTATTAAAAAATCAGTAACCTCATTTGATAAATCAATACCTATAATAGTTACTTTACAATCAGGTACGTTTCTTGCACTTTTTACAAAAACTTTAATACCTTTTGTTAAAGAATAACCTTTACCAAACGTTACAATTTCATTCATGTGTGATTTTCTTAATTTGTTTTAAGCTTTCAATTACCTGTTCTTTGGTAACATATGGTGGCTGATTAGGATAATGGCCATGTTTACGTTTATAAATTTCTCTACCTTCGTATACGTTTTTCTGCCACTGCTCTGTTTTGTTAGCTATCGATGAATTATCAATAGCTCCTGGAGCTTCAGTTAAATATTGATCACTATTTGCTATATCTGCAAACCACCAAAATGGTGGGTGATAACCCGCCTTAATGATTCTATAAGTATGGTCTACATGCTCCCATGCATTATAATACTCTTCATCAATATATCCCACCTTTTCAATTACCTCTCTTGTAAAAAATGAAAACATTGCAACTGTATGTTCATATAAAGCGACTTTTACCTCTTTATAATCTACAATCATTTTAGGACTAGGCTCTGAATGCTGGTCAAGTAAATGCCTATTATGTAAATCAAAATTTTGAATTGTTTGTTTACGATTAAATGGTGATCCAGGTCCGTAATTAAAATGATGAATACCAGATTGTTTATATGCATTAATATAAACATCAAATACATCATCACGTTTTATTAACATATCATCTTCTAACAAAAATATGTAATCACATCCTTTATCAAAAAGATATTTCAAAGCTCTATTTTTAGACACACCCACACCAACGTTCTTGGAGTTATCTAAAACAACTCCTTTAGAAATATCAAATGGAAGAGGTTGACCGTCATTAACCACAACAATTTCATCTATTTTTTCTTTTGGTAGAGAATTAAAACATTCTCTGAAAAATTCCGGTCTATTACAGGTTATAACACCAACTCCTATTTTCATTAAAACAATTTAAGCGGTTAATCTAATTTTTCAACATAAATACATGTATGGAAACGATTGGTGATAATATTTACGTTAATATAAAAGAACTACCTTCAATTGAAGAAGTGCAGCCTGGAGACTATTTGATTATTGAAACAGATACAGGTACAAATATCTGTGACTTTGTAAATTTTATTTTACCACCGGAAAACGTAACATTTTATGGTGAAATTGAGACTTTGCAAACTGAGGTGCTTGCTCTTTCAGCATCAATACAATCAACCAATACAACAGTTAGTAGTGTTTCATCTCAGCTAACAACTACTCTTAATTCTACTGTATCTTCAGTAAACACACAAATTGCTAATCTTTCAACAACATACACCGATTGGTTTACTAAAGGTTCTATCACATTTAACGGCTTTACAGCTGGTGTAACACAAGGTAATCGTTGTACTGCTAATAGAATTAGTACTGGTGTATATCAAATTACATTTCCCAATGTTAATATTAATGCATGCACCGTTTCATCAAATGCAGACAAAGCAATTATATCTGCTGTAACAAATAGTGGTGCAGGTGGTATTGCTATTATTAATACATATACTATACTTGGTACAAGTTACAGCCCAGCATTATCGGATGTATCTTTAATTAGCGTTATTGGGGCATAACACTCTTAATCTCTTTTTCGAGATCAAGTTGGCTTTGCTGCTCTTTTAGCAATGTTTCCATCAAACCTAACTGTTCTGAATTTAAAATGCTATGTTCTTCACCGTATAAAGTGCCATCTGTTTGAATATAGTCGCCAATTTGCACTAAACGTTGCTCGCGTGTACCAGATATTTCAATAACACCTGGTGAATCATTTTTTGGCCAAAACACATCGGAATCATAGTTATCAGTGTATTCATGTATAATACCTTTAAAAATTTGATCAATTTGATTACGATATTGTATATCGGTGTCTCTAAATGAATCATCAACAATACCAAAATTGCATTTGTCTGCAGGTATGTAAAAAATAATATCAAGCTTCCGCATTGACTCTTTGGTTATATCAATTGATTCATCGACAAATTTACCATCAATAGAACCAGGATTGTATTTATAAGACCATAAAGTATAAATTAGATTATCTAGTAAGCAACGATCATATACAATATTATCATCTTTGGTATTTGATTTTAAATTATCAAACATCCAATCACGAATAATTTGTTGTGTTTCTTGTGTGGTGTTTGAAGAATGGGTGAGTCCTTTTTCTAAAATTACATCTCTATAATTTTTATCAAGATTTTTATACTGAGGCCAACATACTAAAAAATCTTTAAGTAGTGTTGTTTTACCGGTGTTTTGTGCACCACAAAATGCTATTCTCATAAATGATAATTAGTCAACTATTGTATTAATTCAATGTGAGCAAATATAATAGTTTATTAATTTCAGCTTCAATCTCGTCTTTAATGTTTAACAAATCATTGTTTGAACCAGAAGATAAATCTTCTGCAAGATTTGCCATTATAGCATCTTTATATTCTTGAATAATATTCACCACACTATCTGACCTATATGAATATGCTTTGTAACCATATTCCATCTCTTTTTCAGGTCGACCATATTTACCGTAATATACTTCAACAAACTTATCAAATAATTCATCTAAAGTTTCATATGCTTCTCCAAGTGCAATATGTTGTGCATATGATTTAGTCTGCCAGTGAAGTACTTTAAGTTGGTTTAAAAATGCTAAAAATTGCGTGATTTTCATTATGTTATTTTATTTATTTGTTGTATATATGTAATGGTTTGATGTTTCCATTTTACGGCTATTTTCTACAGAATAGATATTTAAATCAATCAAATATCCAGGATTTTTTTCAATTCTATTTTTTATCCAAGCATCATCATACCAAATTACTCTATTATTTGGATAGGCAAAAAAATTACCTTCATCCATTTTAAATACATGAGCACATTTATGTTCAGGTGTTTCTGAAAAATTAATATCAGTGGCTCCAGATTTATTTTCCCAAGACCAGTCAAGAGTAAACATATATGTACCTTCTAATCGTTCTTGCTTATATGTTAATAATTCAGCTCTAAGTCCAGATAAACGTTGTCTGACTTGAACGTCAATATAAGGTGAAAAACAATCCCAATACATATGTTCGTTTAAAGGTCTCACTGGTGCATCTTTTTTCCAGCAAAAAGCATTAATGGGTCTACGTGTCCAGTTAACCCCATTTTCAAGAAAAGCTTCAAATAGTGGTGATCGCTTTTCAATAGATGCTACACTATGCACATCACACAAAGTATATTGACCGTGACCTTTTGTATGATTAAACATATATTCATTACGAATATAACAAGTAATTACAGGTATATTATGATTCAGATACATTCCAGTCTCGCTCTTTTGGTATATAATAACATGTTAATTCTTCACCCGTAACAATATCTTTAATAGACCAATACTCGTCGGTTTCGGAATCATAATGAAGGTTGGGGTTATTAGAATGATTTACAAAATACGATGCATTAATATCATTAGGTGGTCTATCAATAATGATACCTTCTTCTACACAATGGCATATAGATTTTAAATAAAATAATGCAATGTCTGGTATAGTTTGCCATGGTAAAATATAATTACGAATTGGTTTAAATACCAATGTATCTTTTATTATGTTTGTAACTGCAAACACCCCAACACCATCAGTGTCAATTTTAGATGGTTTAAGCCTTACAATAGGGTCTTTTTTAACTGCATTTAAAA